CGTTGGTAAATGTAATACCATTACTACTGACATATGTGGCTTTGCCAACAACTTCATTAAGGATATCAATTTTGGTATTTGATTCAATGTCCGCAATTAAAAATCTACCAAACCTATTGATATCAGTAGAACTTTGATAAAATAACACATCGGGTGAATCAAACGGCACGGTGAAAGTCAATGTGCCATTGGTTGCTCCTTGGCCGGTAATTCCTGTATTATAATCTAATGCGGTAGCCTGGCTGGCAGCTTCAATATATTCCCAATCCTGGCTGTCTTCATCTATGGTACTGCCGTCAGTGACTGCAATAAAAGTTTTGGCTTTCCATAACTTGTTGTTAAACACAGCAAATTGGCCTTGTTGGTATGGTAGATACGGTTTGTAAATCAATGATCCGGTATCATAGGCAGTTTTAATAACAAACCCTTCACCTGGTGCATTGATCTGAAACTTGTATGTTTGTCCTCTATATAAGGTTAACGTTGGATTATTTGTTAGCCCGTCTGGGAAAAATATCCAAGATGATGTCACTCCTAATCGCACTCTATAAGTGCTGATTATGGCTTGCCTTTGACCAAATATAGTAATAGGCGGCGGGCCGTCTGGTACCCAGTAGTATTCTCGGAAATTAACAAACTTGTCCCATTCAATCGGTGGATTCCAAGAATAATGATCCTGATCTGTGATTAAATCATCTCTTTCTAGATTGTTACCAAAAAATTTCAATTGATTTTTAAAATCAATGTAATCATAAAAATTTTCTACTTTGTCTTTTTCTTTGATTGTGACACCAGGTTCTAATTGGTATCTACTTCTAAGGGTCGCATCTGTGTCTAAGTATACGTCCGAACCATTATAAGTTTTACCATATCTACGACCCACATAGCCAACTGTTTTAGATAATGTACCAGGTTGAACCAATGGATCAACCACTGCAGACATAAATTTTGCATTGGTTTCAGTTTGGAAGACTTCTGGTAGAAGTTCTACAGTTCTGCGAATTGGTAACTGACTTTGAGGGAAAATATCTTTTGCCATAATCTTATTGTGTTGAGTTTATTATAGATGCTACTTCTGCACGTATTTCAACTGCGGTAATGGCTGTGACAATTACGATATCATCCACTGTTGCGCCGCTGATAAAAATTTCTTCTGGTTGACTTTGTATTTCAAATAAGCTACCAAATGCTTGGTCTGGTTGTCTAGGTACAATCACAAGATTACTGACATCCGGCGCAACTTCGTTAGTGATGTATGTGATTAATTCTCCTAGATAGAATCTGTCTCCAAAATCCCAATTATTGATATCAAAAAAACTGTTGATTGCTGAGACTATTCTTACCTTTAGATCATTGTCGTTGATTGTTTTATAGGGATTTTTAACCACTTTAAATTGTGCCTGTAGTTTTGGATCAGCTGTGCTACCGAATAAAATTTTGTAATTTACAGGATGATAGATTAATTCATCGCTGATGGATTTAATTAGATTCAACTGTGTGCCAAATGCTATTCTCAATGCATCGCTAGTAGGAACTTCAGGTTGACTGATAGCTCCCGATATATACTTTCTAAATTCAGTATCGTAGGTTCTTGTTAAAAGAAAAATATCCATAATATTACTTACACTGGGATCTATTCTTCGATCGGTGTTGGCATTATGAATATATTGAAATTTGAGATCAGCTCGACCTATCACTGCTTTGTAATCAGATTCAATTATCAATGTATTTGTACTTAGATCAACACGCTTTATTCTATTTTCATCACTGGCGTAAAAATAAATTAATTGTCCGTTGACATAATCAGAAATAATGATATTACTTTCAGTTTGTCTAATTAGGATAGTGTCATTGACGTTATCAACATAAGAGTAGGTTGTGTACCCGGAAGCATCTGTTGTTTTATAAAAAAACAAGTATTTTAGATCTAGATCTTGACCAACTATCTGTTCGAATGAATCAGGATTGTCAATGACACCGTCGTCGTCACTGTCAGCAAATGACAGCTTTATTTCATTGGCGCTTTGATAACCATCTTCAAATTTAATTACATCACTGACTTCAAATGTTTTGTCATTTTTCAAAGCATTTATCAAACCGTTGTTGGAATTTATTCCAAGAATATTGATTTTGTCTTTGACTGTTTTTCCAGTTTTTCTGTCAAAGGTTTTTTGATTTACATCAAAATAAAATCTGTTCTGTTCTAGACTTCTAAAAATATAATCTAGTCCTCTAATTCGCACATTATAACTGTCTGCCTGTCTAACAAACGCTATAATCCAGGCAGTGTCTAGATTACTGTTAGTGGTGTCTCCGGCTCGGCCTAGACTGAAATCATTAAGCAGATCAATATTTGCAGAGGTAATAATTTTCCAAGAACTTTCTATAGACTCATATCTTAGACCAAAATTTACATTTAAACTGATGAGATTGGTCATTTCATTTTCTAAGGCGGTTGGTAGATTATTAATAAATCTAGGAACAATTTGTGTTGCAATTGCTCCTGTAGGAACAACATCATTAAACACTATAGGACCAAGTCCGTTGGCCAGTGCTCCTCGGCCGGCATTGGTTCCATCTCCTGTGATTTTAACAACCTTGACCCAGATTCTATCTGTCTGTTCTACATCTGTTGCACTGATGTTCACAATCGCACCCTTTTTAAAGGCCTTGCCGGCGGGAGGTTCAAATTTAATCAGTGCTCCTGCAAACACATATTTCAAAGAGTTTGTGGTATATGTACCAACTTTGAACAATGACTGATCTATATTGTTAATAAAATAGCCGGTGGATGAATTTACATCGTTGGTGGTCTGTGTCCAAAGTGTATTTGAATCTGTAAATTGTATTTTTGTGAAATTTGTAAGATAAAAATTATAAACATCTGTGTTGGTCAACAGGGGTTCTATGTTGTTTCTAATATAATTTATAATGTCAATTCTGTTGGTATACTTAAAAGACTCTGTTCTTTCTGTTTGTTCTTTGTATATTACACCATCGTCAGCAAAGACATTTACACTTGAATATTTTCCGCTGGCATCAATTACGTCAAAATTTCTACTGATGCCGCTGCTGGTTCGATTGATGGCTTTGACTTTTAAAATATCTTGACTGCTGGACAACGGGGCTAGATTATAATCTTCTCCGGTGATCATGCGATTCTGTGTGTAATAAATTGCAGGAGCACGAGCTTTGATACTGTCGATGTCTTCGGAAGCTGTTGCGGTGCTGATAGTATATTTCAAACTACAACTGATCAATAAGTCATGTCTCACGCCTGCTTTGTTTATATACGGCACAGAAATATTGATTGCTCGTATTTCAGCGGGACTAACTGTGTAGCTTAGACCGTTACTGACTCTATAGTATGCTTTGAAAGCACCTTGGGGCAAGTTGCCGTAGGTACCATCTGCAAATACCAAATCAATTTTATCATCTTCTTTGGTAATCACACTGTAAATATTTCTTATGCTTGAATTGATACTGTTGTAGGCAATGTTGCTGCCTGTAATACTGCTGACTTTGGTCCATTCAGCTGCCTGTGTGCCGTCTGAATTTGTGGCAAACAGCCAAACATCTGAATCATTTATTCCTGTAACGTCAACAGACACTACTTCATTGGTGGTAGGAACATCAACGCTGAAATCAGTTAATTCTAGACTGCCTTGTTTCAACAACATAAAGAATCCGGTGTTAGCACTGGCGCTGCCTTTGCCGTCTTGTCTATAGACAAATCCCAACTGACTGCCTGGCACAGGCGGTTCTTCATAATAATCCTCAGCGCCAATAAAGCTGGTACTTACCAGTTCAAACGGCATCTTTCTACTGGCCACTATTTTTTCAAAGTTGAAAATTGGTACATCTGTAAAATTAGATCTAAATCTATACTGCTGTGAATCAATGCCTTGAATTGTATCTGTACCCTGGCTTCTGCCAAATTCGGTGTTGTCTGCCATTGCAGAATTCATAACAAGAATAAATTGCTCTAGCCAATTTGAGTTAGTAGGATCATTCCAGATAATTGTTTGACTGGCAAGATTCTTGTTGTTGCTGTCTAATATACCTTCTGTTGTAGACACTGTGTCAAATTTGATTAGGCCCTGTGCAGGAATATTTCTTCTGCTGTTGTAAGAAATCAGTCGTGCTAGTCGCAGCACAGATTCTTTGGTTTCAGCTAGTTCTAAAAAGTTTTCTCTGCTGGCAAGATCAGTACGGAAGGCCAGACTCTGTCCTAAAAATGCCACTGCATCTATCAGTGCTAGATATTCTGAACTTTCGATGTAATCGTTGAAATCTTCTGGGTAATTTTCACGAAGATAGGTAATAATAACTCTACGCAGATTTTCAAAATCATAGCTTTTAAAGTCAGCATTTTTAAAGGTCTGATAAATTCTTTTCCAGTCCTGGTTTAAAATTAAATTATTCTGTCGAGACGTAGTTGTCATTTTCTTTCCCTATACTGATATTTATCGTAAAAATAAAATGCGCATTTTATGTTATTGTGTTATCTCTATCAAAATTTAAACGCAGTGTATCAGTGATATCAAATGGTAATATCACTATTTCTGCTTCTATACGTATGCCCTGTTGTGTGCTGTCTATGGACACTGAGTTTACTTTTACACGTTTGTCAAAATTAATAATTTCTTCAACATCTTTGGCAATTGCTGATTTTATTTCTGGGGTAAAATTCTCAAATAGTGTATCCCAGATGATTGTTCCAAATTTGGGATTTTCTAATTTTTCACCCTTTCTAATATAGAAATGATTGATAAGATCTTGTTTAATCAATTCTGCATCGTATAACTTGTAGTTTCGTTTGAATTCTTTAGAACTAAATCCTCTGTATCGAAAGTTACTAGAATTTGCATTTCCTATGCTGGCTTTGTTTTTTGCAATAACTTTGTTGGTATATATTTTTGCCATAATTTATTTCCTTAGAACGGAGTATCACTTGGTTTTTTGTATTTGCGCCAATCAGTTGGCGGTGTTCGCATACTAGCACTTTCGCCTTCGTAACGACCGTCAACGTCTCGATCTGTTAGATCTGGTTTGACTTTTGTGGCATCTAGATTTTCGTGGAAGGGGTACGGCTCAGCTGTGGGCATTCTTCTTACTATAACTGTTTTGTTCACATCATCTTCGCCTGGTGCTGGAAGATCTGGAAGACTGTGTGTCTTTAATATTTTTGGTAATTCTGCCGGTGGTGCCGCTGCCGCTGGTGGTCCGTTCATGTGAATCTGTGGAGCAGTTTCTAAAATGTTGCCGCCTGCGTTTGTTTCGTTAGATCCACCTGAAGTGTGTTTAATACTGCCACTAACATTAACATTGTTATCCCCGGTGACTGTCATTTTATAGCCGGCTCCAATTGTTTCATCTAGAGACGATTTAATCTGTATTTTTTGATTAGCATCTACAATTAAAATGTGATCTTTTATCACGTGAGTGTGCATTTCTCCGTTTACTTTGAGATTGAAATTACGACCAACTTCTATATTGAAGTCTCTATCAGCAACAAAATTAAAATCTTGCTTGGTTCTAATGTTGATACTGTCTTCGGCGTAGATATCAATTTTACCGTCGCTGGTAAATTCAATCCAGGCCGTGCCTCTACTGTTTCCAATATAAATTAAATCTTCAGAATTATGAAATAACAATTGATGTCCTGTTCTGGTCCTAATTCTAAAATGTTCGTTGTAGGGAATATCTTTTAGTCCTTCGGGATTTTTTACATAGGTAGGAGGTCCGTCAGTGGGCTTGGTTTCTCTATAGTATCTGTCATCACCGTCATCCATGACAAAGTGTGTTCCACCCAGTCTTTGAACCGGAACTGGGATCGGCGTAGGACTTTCTCTATTTCCCAAAAACTTTTTCTTGCCATTTCTATCTAAGGGGCCGGGACTGCTCATTCCAAACACCATGTTTGGTACATCTCGTCTTGACGTAGAAGTGCTGGTGCCTCTTACTTCATCTCTAATCAGGCCTTGAGTCTTAAATCGTCTAGCAATAGGATGCACGGCCCTAGGTATTTTATCAATTTCTAAATTTTTGTCGCCTTCGTTGGCTTTTCTATTGTGTTCAACCACAGGCAGCGGATGCTCCTCCTGCTTGTAGTCTTCGTCTGTTTTATATACAGTGGTTCCGCCAATAGCAGGAATCATGTGATTTTGAAATTTATCTTGAACATTTGCTACCCAGTATCCCTGATCTGGTTTTCCGTCTATGAACAGCACAATACCGGTTATGCCGGTGTCAGGAGGAACACCCCAGAATCCATAGCTCATCTGCGAATCATCAGCTGTGACATTTTGGCCAGTAAACTCAAAAGGTGTACAGCCATAAAACGGACTGGCATATTTTACAAAATAGGTTTGGCTTTCATTACCTACTTGATTTCCAGAATCTCTAATAAGCACAACTTCAAGTCCGCCTTGAAACAATAAATCTGCATGGCCTATAATTTTAGCCAAATAAGGAGCACCGGTGAGACTGCCCTGTGAATTTGCTCGTTGGTCTTCTCTTTTTTCAATCATATTATTCGCCTGGTTGGTTCCAGTATGTGCCAGAATCTGGTTCCTGCTTATCTGTCGTTGTTGGGAACACGCCTGCGCTACTGTCGCCTTGATCTTGAGCAGGTATTCTAAAACCTGATACTACCTGTGTGAATAAATTTCCTTTAAATCTAGCTTCTACTTTTGTGACCTTAAACAGTCCACTAAAAGGACTAGGAGCTTGTCCTTCGGGGAAATAATAAAGACCGGACTTGGCAGCGGCTGCTCCGCCGGCATCTGGGTCTGCGGGAGTTCTAAAATTTACCACCACCCAGATATCTGTGGCTTCGTGATTCATGGTTCCATTTTCAGTTACTTGATCTTCACTTTCACTATGAAAATTACTGTATCCAACTTCAGGAAGAAAATAGGGATCACCCAAAATTTCTAAATCTAAATTTATTTGATTTCCCACGCTATTGAGATAGGCCATATAAAATTCATTGGCGATTTTTTGTTCGGTGCTGGTTTGACCCGACCCACCTTTGAACGGAATATTTCCGGTGGCCATATCGAATTTTGCAGGGGCAGCACCTCCCCCCACCGACGGATTTGGGGCTCCTGCTGACTGTTTGCTGGTTAAAGTAGGGCCGGACTTTGATTGATTTACAGAATTATTTTGAACGCCGCCTGAGTCTTCAACCTTGTTAGGATCGATGGCTGTGAACAACATATGTTTTATTTCAATATTGAATTTAATAATATCTGTGTTTAGACCGGTGTATATGTAGTTGTATTCTTTTTGTGCAGCACTTTTGCAAGCTGTTATTCCTTTACTTGTGCCTGATGGCGATAGGTAAGCACTGTGATGTATTTTATAGGGCTGCACTCTAAAAGTGATATCTTTAGCATAATCATTAAGTTTAGGATCAAGTTTATCTTCAAGGAGTAGAACATCGACATTAGTTTTCCACCAGGTTACTCTGCCTTGGCTGTCAATTAGGTCTTCCTTAGTTGCTCGATCTCTAGCTTCTTTGGTGCTAAGAATCACCTGATCAATGATGTTTGTGATGCTGGTATCTTGACTAAATTGCAGAGATTTTTCTTTAGGATTGATAGACATTTTTCCTCTAATAATTTTTCCGCTAGCGTCATCGTAGATGTCTCCTGCACGTTTGGGTTTTTCAGTTCCGCCTTGGCTTTCTGGTGTAAACTCTAGGTCATTACCGGGTTTGCGGCCATAGGGATTATCTCCTACAAATGCTATATTGTATTTGTCCGGATAGGTTTTTTTCTTATCTTGTACAAGTTGAAGTTCTCTCTTGTTTAAAAAAGATATCAAACTGTATTCTGGATGATCAATCAGTACTTCGTTGCTGTCTTTGCCCACAAGTTTTACGTCGTTGAAAACTTTGTTCATCTGTTGAGACAGTGCCACATGATTATAAGGAAAGCATTCTACCTTGTAGGTACTGCCAGCTTCATTGACTGTGAAATTTGCATTCATTAATCTTACCAACCAATTAAACGGGCCTACGGTCATACTCTCTCCGGGGGCTGTCCAACCTACAAATTCCAGTCTCAACACATAAGCAGCATTGTCAAGATAACTTTTGTATTTAGATTCCAATGCGGCTGCCTGACAGCTCTGAAGAAATAGTCCCATACTGTAGGGTTCAAATATTTCAAATTCAAGTTTTGACCAAGGTCCCGACCCTGTGCCATTAGTAGGCACTACAAAATTTGCTATCGAAACATTGTCAATGAAATATTCGGGAGCACCATATGCCGTTTGAACTCGTGCGGCGTCGTCTCGACCTCCACTTGATACAATGACGTTTGGTAGTGGGCCGCTGCGATAAGATTGAGAATTTAGCTGTGCTGGACTTGCGCAGGAAAAAGTAAACAAACAATTGTATGAGATAAATTGTTCTAAGACATTAAGTAGCGCCATATTTAACTTCCAGTCGTAGTTGATAAAGCAGCATCAATATTGACTCTAGCTGGACAAAAAATTGTGGTTCCGGGAGAAAAATCGTAGATGGGATCTTTTAGTATTGATCTATTTCTTTGTGCAAATACCCACCACAATTTTGCATCTTGATAAAGATCAAATGCCAATAGATCTGGACGATGCCTGTATTGATTTTCAATGACATATTTAAAATCAGTGTCAGAGGTTGGAATTGATCTTATAGTAAGCAATTCCAAATACAGTGTATTTTGTTTGGTTATGTACCAAGGACTAGTTTTTTTATAAATCGCCATATATTAAAAAGGAATGTTGCCGCCACCGCCGACATATGCGCCAAGATCAAATCTTCTTTGCGAACTTTTACTGTACACCGGCTGACATACAATTTGTATGGTACTGAGTCTGGGCACTGGGGTGCCAGTGTTTGCCCGTTTTGATCCTGCTACAAGTATATAGTGAACGTCATCTTTGAAATCAACCTGAAACGATTTTATCACAACAGGAATATATTCTAAAACTCTACCGTAGCCAGACAGTGTGCAAATAGGGGGAGGATTGCCTTGTGGAGAACTGTTGCCAAAAAACATTTTGGTAAGACCACGACCTAACGCAATAGTACGCAGCCAATTTTCAGCATCTTCTTCGGTTTCAACTGGAAATTCTCCACTGATTGAAATATCATCCGAAGTGCTGTTTTTATAAACAGGGTGAGGAAAATTTGCGTGAACTAGTTCTTGATTATTGTAATTTGCTTTGTTTGATAGACTGAATGTAGGGGTTGTTGGAAAAACAATTTGGCCGAACATTGAATTAATTCTTATACGCCAATCGCCTTCATCGCTGGGATATACCTTTACCACAGACGCTTCTTCATCTAGTTCTAGAGTGGCTGTGCTGGGAATATTTTTTGCTCTAGCGCCACTGACTAAATCGACCTCTATATAATCCAAATCTGCAGATGTAAAAGGTCCGTTTAATAATCCCGTGGACAATCCAGCAACACTGCCACCTGATGCAATATTGTCAATGACATCTTGACCAGCTGTGGAAAAACTGCCTAAGTCGTCTGACAATGATGTTAAACCGTTTTGTGCAAAATTTTGCACAGTTCCGGATAAATTACTAACACTAGATGAATTTAATTTTCCAGTAATGCCATTTAAACTGCTGCCAAACCCGCCACTTAGTCTATTGACAGTGGCATCTAATTTTTGTTTGGCAGAACTTATAGTGGGCATACTAAAATTACCAGCAGACTGATTTGCAGCATTGGCTAGATTGCCTAGCTCACTGCTGATGTTTGATGCAAGATTTTGTATTGGGTTTATAGACAATGACATAATTAATATCCGTTTTGTCTATTTATTCTTTGTAAAATGTGCTATTATATTACTAACAGGAATATCACTTAATGACCATTATTGCCCAACCACCCAAGATTAAATATCTTACCAACAAGGATTTACTTAGAGAAATACATCTTAGTAAAAATACCTACTGTAGTTTTACACTGCCCGAATACAGCGAATACGATCTTATTGTTGCTAATCTTGCAAAAATCAATGTGAGAACTGTAGCCGAGGCCAAAAGGAATAGAGCTGTAAAAATGGCCAAACAGGCTCACGAAGCAGCAGTAATTGCTGGCGGTAAGAAAATATCTATTAAAGAATTTGAAGTAGACTATCGCAAGGTACAAAAGCAGGATTTGGTATTTCGTGTGATGACTTTTGATCATATTCCGCTAGCACCAGGGCGCAAAAAGACCTTGAAAAATACCGCCGATAGTCACGACAAGGTAAATTTTCCTCCGTTCCAACACTGGAAGTTTGATGACAACGACAATTTAATCTGTGTGGGAAAAAGTCATTGGAAAGGCGGATTGCTTGATGGCGTTTTTAACAAAGAATATGGTCAGATGACCAACAATCTAGCTCGTATGTTTATCAAACTCTGCGAACGGTATGCCACTCGTGGCAACGTTAGAGGATATACCTACAACGATGAAATGCGTGGACAGGCAATACTACAACTAACACAAATTGGTCTACAGTTTGATGAATCAAAATCAGACAATCCTTTTGCCTACTACACTGCGGCCGTTACTAACTCATTTGTTAGGATCATCAATATAGAAAAACGCAATCAAAATATTCGAGATGACATTCTAGAAATGAACGGAATGAATCCAAGTTGGACTCGACAGAATAGTGGAAACGGAGTTAGTGGTGCTGTGAGTACCAGTTCAGTAGATGGGAGTGATTGGGATTGACCTAGTTGTTGTAGATGTGTTACAATAACTAAGGAGATTCTATGAACTTATTTAAAAAAGTAGCTTGTTTTACTGATATACATTTTGGACTAAAAGGTGGCAGTCGCACACACAATCAAGATTGCGAAGATTTTGTTTCTTGGTTCTGTGATACTGCTCGAGCACAGGGTTGTGAAACTGCTATCTTTCTGGGTGACTGGCACCACAATCGCAGTACTACAGATGTTAGTACGATGAACTATACTGTCTCAAACTTAGAAAAACTAAGCCAATCATTTGAAAAAGTCTATTTCATTCTAGGCAATCACGATCTGTTCTACAAGGACAAACGTGAAATTAACTCCGTAGAGTTTATGCGTCTATTTCCTAACATTATTCCTATTAGAGAAACATTGACTCTAGGCGATGTTACTATTATGCCTTGGCTAGTTGCCGATGAGTGGCGGGATGTTCCTAATATCAAAAGCAGATATCTGTTTGGACATTTAGAATTGCCTAGCTTTTATATGAATGCCATGATACAGATGCCAGATCACGGCACAATTCAGTCTGGACATTTTGTAAATCAAGAATATGTGTTCACAGGACACTTTCACAAACGTCAACACAGCAGAAATATTCATTATATCGGTAATGCTTTTCCGCACAACTATGCAGATGCCGGTGACGACGATCGTGGTATGATGATGTTAGAGTGGGGAGGAGAACCTAAGTTCGAGTCTTGGCCCGGACAGCCTACCTTTAGAACATATAAACTAAGTCAAATTATTGATAAGCCAGATCAATTGCTGCGAGAACGTATGCACTGTCGTGTGACCATTGACTTGCCTATCAGTTTTGAAGAAGCCAATTTTATCAAAGAAACATTTGTGCCGCAGTACAAACTGCGAGAACTTATGTTGATTCCGGAAAAAGTTGAAGTCGATGCTAACTCAACACCTATTGATATCAACTTTGAAAGTGTAGACACCATTGTGATGAATCAGATAAATGCCATTGACAGCGGTACCTTTGAAAAGAGTCTGCTGTTGGAGATATATAACGACCTATGATTAAGATACAGAATTTAACCGTGCGTAATTTCATGAGTGTGGGCGCACAAACACAGGCCATTGATTTTGATCGAGGGCAGTTGACATTGGTGTTAGGCGAAAATCTTGACCTAGGTGGCGACGACAGCGGTGCTCGAAATGGCACAGGCAAGACCACAATCATCAACGGCCTAAGTTATGCTATCTACGGCAATGCCTTAACCAACATCAAGAAAGACAATCTTGTAAACAAAATCAACAACAAAGGCATGTTGGTTACTATGAGTTTTGAAAAAGACGGGATTGACTATCATATTGAACGTGGTCGTAAGCCCAACGTTCTAAAGTTTACTGTCAATGGGCGAGAACAAGCAAATCTAGATCAAGACGAAAGTCAAGGCGACAGTAGAGAAACACAAAAAGCCATTGAAGATGTATTTGGTATGACCCATGACATGTTCAAACATCTTGTGGCTCTAAACACCTACACAGAACCGTTTTTATCAATGAAGGCTGCAGATCAGAGAGCTATCATCGAACAACTACTGGGCATTACTTTGTTGAGCGAAAAAGCCGAAGCTCTTAAAGAATTAATCAAGATCAGCAAAGATTCCATAGTTACAGAAAATACCAAGATCGAAACTATAAAAATATCCAACGACCGCATACAACAAAGCATAGAGTCACTGGAACGTAAACAAAAGATATGGGAAGAGCAAAACGAAACCAGCATCACTAATCTTGCCAGAGCCATTGAACAGCTTCTAGACATAGATATCGATCAAGAAATTGCCGCACATAGATCTTTGGATGCTTATAACACAAAACGCAAGGCTATCAATGATCTTACTGGTTGGATCAAAAGATGCGAGCTAGATGAAGCTAGAGAAATTAGAGAGATAGATAAACTTAAAGCAGACATTGCTAGTTTAGAAAATCATACCTGTCATAGTTGTGGCCAAGGCTTTCACGATGACAAACAGGTTGTGTTATTAGAAAAGAAACGCAAAGATCTGCAAGAAACTGCCTTACAGGCATTGGGAACTAATACGCAGTGGATGGAACATACTGATGCTGTTAAAGAGTTAGGTGAACTAGGTGAAATTCCCGCAGTGATCTACGACAATCTAGAACAGGCATTGAATCACAAAAACACACTCAGTGGACTTGAACGTGATATAGAGATCAAAGCAGGCGAAACCAATCCCTATCTTGAACAGATTGAAGAATTAAAACACACTGCACTACAGGTCATTGACTATGACAATCTCAATAAAATAATCAGAATCAAAGATCATCAAGAGTTTTTGCACAAGCTACTGACCAATAAAGACAGCTTTATCCGTAAACGCATAATTGATCAGAACTTGGCCTATCTCAATCAACGATTGACCTATTATCTAGACAAGATTGGCCTACCGCACACTGTGGAGTTTCAAAACGATCTCACTGTGATCATCACACAGTTGGGTCAAGACTTAGACTTTGACAATCTCAGCAGAGGTGAACGCAACAGACTTATATTGAGTTTGAGTTGGGCGTTCCGTGATGTATGGGAAAATCTGTATCAGGCTATTAACCTGTTGTTCATTGACGAATTAGTTGATTCAGGGATGGATGCCAGCGGAGTTGAATCCAGTATTGCTGTGTTAAAGAAGATGACTCGTGAACGCAACAAGAATGTTTTCCTAATCTCGCATAGAGATGATTTAACCAGTCGTGTTAATCACGTGCTCAAGGTTATCAAGGAGAACGGATTCACTAGCTATTCAAACGATGTGGAGATTGTTGCTTGACCACAGAAGCGCACGATAAAATGATTCAGGCCTTCCAGGAGTATTTTAAATGGCAGGATCGATTTGAATACAAAAATTCAGACGAAGCAGGCATTAAGGCAAGAAACGCACTATCAGAAATTAGAGATCAGGCCAGCATACGACGAGTAGAAATACAGACAAAGCGAGAAACACGTAAACAAGCCAGAAAAGGCATGGTAGGAAGGCCCCCAAAGATACATAAGGGATGACATGGTTGTATAAGAAGAAACTCGTTGAAGAAATCTCGGAAGAGTATATTGGATTCGTATATCTTATTACCAATGTCGTCTCTGGACGCAAGTACATAGGCAAAAAACTAGCCAAGTTTGCAAAGACCACTTATAAAACAGTGACTTTAAAGAACGGCAAAAAGAAAAAAAAGAAAATTAGAGGCAAGATTGAAAGCGACTGGAAGGACTATTATGGTTCTAGCGATGCGCTAAC